ATAATGTAAAGGAGTGCCATCATGAAAGAGCTACCTACGGGCGTTCAGTCAGATCAGGCCAAGAAGAAAATTGATTGGGAACGAATAGAAGCAGACTACCGCGCCGGATTGCTATCAGTGCGCGAGATTTCTGCAACACAAGGCGTATCTCATGTTGCCATCAGCAAGCGTGCAAAGCGCGAAGGGTGGGATCGTGACCTAAGTGCAAAGATTAAAGCCAAGGCCGATGCCTTAGTTACCAAACGTGAAGTTACCAAAGAAGTTACCAGTGAAAAGGCGGTAACTGACCAAGCGATCATTGAAGCAAATGCAATGGCTATCGCTGATGTGCGCATGAAGCATCGTGGCTTTTCCACAAGGATGATGAAGCTGTGTGAAACCATGATGGAAGAACTGGAAACTGTTACCGAAAACCAAGAGCCGTTAAACAGGCTGGCTGAAACCGTATTCAATAGCCCAGATGATGATAGTACCGGTGGCGAAGAAGCACAAAGCACATGGCAGGCCAAGCGCTTGGAACTGTTTAACCGCACCATTGGCGTAGCAGCGCGTATCGACAGCCTGAAAAAACTGGTTGAAACCGGTGATCGCGCCGTGGCGCTGCAGGAACGTATCTGGGGATTCGCAACAGACCATAATAAACAGACTGGCCTGGCTACTCAACACACCCATACATTTGAAGGTATGGACAAGGATTGGGATGACTTCCAATCCGCAATAAAACATTAAATCACACTTAACCAACAAGCCCCTTCCGAGGGGCTTTTTTATGCCCAGAAGGAACTGTCATGAGTAAAAGTAACTCGTTTGAAAACTCCATGTTGAAGCTGATTTTCAACGCGACCGCGATTGCAGACTTAGCCGAAAACGATGCCACGTCACCGGCGACCAATCTGTATGTGTCATTGCATACCTCTGACCCAGGCGAAGCAGGCGACCAGACCACCAATGAAATTGCATATACCTCGTATGCCCGTGTAGCGGTTGCACGTACTACCGGCGGCTGGACGGTCACAAATAACAGCGTGTCACCGGTTGCGGCGATTAGTTTCCCTGCAGGCACAGGCGGCTCTGGTACAGCAACGCACTTTGGTGTCGGTGTTGCATCTTCCGGCGCAGGTGTGTTGCTTTATTCCGGCACGGTGACACCAAACATTGTGTGTGGCAATGGCATTACACCACAACTGACAACCGCATCAACTATCACAGAAGATTAATTAGTGTTCTTCCTGTGGTTGGTGGTCATTCATCCATTGTGAAGCTATAGAGAGGCGGCAATTATGTCTTTATTGTTTTGTGATGGCTTCGACCACTATGTGCTAGGCGATGTTTTTAAAAAATGGACTTCTGGCAATGCTCCCACTTCAATCGCCGCCGCGAGAAGTGGGAGCGGTGCATATTATTATTTTCACTTACAGACCATCAAATCTTTAGGTGTAAACGCTGCAACGCTTATTGTTGGCATGGCAATTAAACGATCAAATTCATCGTTCGCAAACACGACAGCAGATGGATTTTTAACTTTATACGATGGTAGCACTAAGCAAATCTATCTACGTCACGGGGGGAATGGCTCGATTGCCGTTACTAGAGGCGATGGTACGCAGCTTGCCGTGTCTGCTGACAATGTGTTTAGCCCATCAGATTATGCGTTTGTTGAGTTCAAGGCCACCATCAACAACAGCACCGGCAGTTATGAAGTCAGGGTGAATGATGTGACAATATTGTCTGGGTCAGGTGTTGACACGCAAAATTCAGCAAACGCTTATGCAAATGCTGTGGGCATTTGCGCTACGATCGAAAACTCTGGTGGGGCAATGACTGCCATTGATGATTTCTATGTTTGTGATTCATCCGGCTCTGTCAACAACGACTTTCTTGGTGATGTGGTTATTGAATCGGTGTTTCCGAATGCTGATGGTACAAACTCAAGTTTTACGCTATCAACCGGCACATCGCATTATGCGGTGATTGATGAAGCAGCCCAGAATGGCGATACCGATTATGCTTACAGCGCCACCTTGAATGCACGGGAAACTGTGAACCTGGGTAACATATCCGTAGTTGGCGGCGTGGTTAAAGGGGTGGTTGTTCATGCGTGCGCCAGAAAAGACGGATCTGATACTAGGGGAGTGAAGCCGGTCGTTAAATCCGGTGCGACCTATTCTTTAGGGGCTGAACTTAATTTATCCAGTGGTTACAACCTTGCTAGTCACGTATATGAACTAGACCCCAACACCTCTACTGCCTGGACTGAAACAACAGTCAATGCGATTGAGGCAGGGGTTGATGTGTCCACTTAAAGGGGTAAGCAATGGCGACCTGTACCCATGCCATTGTTACGGCAAGCACCAGTAACACTTCATCTTATGCTACGGGGTCATTCACTCCTGTAGCCAATGATTTGTTGGTGGTTCTGGTGGTCGCTTCCGGTACGGTTGCCGCAGGATCGGTATCGAATAGCAACGGGATCACGTTCACAAAGGTTGGCAGTGTAGCCAAAAACGGCAGCGCAGACACCCTGTATGTATTTGTTGCCAATAGTTTAGCCAGCGCAGTCAGTCAGACTTGCACCTTTGATTGCACCGGCGATTCCGCAACGGGTGCAGTGGTGGCTGTGTTACGCATCTCTGGTATGCCGTTTACTGGTACAAGTGCCATCAAGCAGTTTAAAGTATCTGCAAATCAGTCAGCATCAACAACCCCAAGCGTGGTGTTTGATGCGGCAGTAGAAACCGATAATCCAACCATTGCTTTGGTTGGGAATGCAGCAACCAGTGCCAGTCTAACCGAGCCATCTGGCTGGACGGAACAGATAGACTTCACGGGGGCGCAATATTCTACGCCTACAACCAGCATGGAGTATGCGACCCGTAACAGTGGGTTTACTGGTACAACAGTAACCTGGGGGAGCACCTCTGCCACCGCTTTCGGTGCAATGATTGTTGAGTTTGAAACCAAGATCACATCATCTGCCAGCGGATCATCTTCCGGCTCTGTGACTGCCACCGCAACCGGCAAATCCCTGGCGCTATCTGTTGCGTCAGCATCCGCTGCGGCAACCGTGACCGGACTTTCTCCCGTCACCAATGCACGTTTAACGCAACTGGTAGCCGAGGTGGTGCGGAAAACGCCATCCAATGCACGTTTAACGCAACTGGTAGCGGAAGTTATCCGGCAAAATCCATACAAAGGGATTGGGTCAGGTGTCGGTACGTCAACGGCAAGCGCGACCGGTAGTTATAGCATCGTTGAAAATATTGCTGCAGCCAGTGGCACATCAAGTGTGCAGGCTACCGGAGCGGCGTTGTTCAATGTTGTTGGCGCAGCTAGTGGTGTTGCCGCTAGTGGTGTGGTAGGCAAATCGTTTGCAAATAGCGTGGCTGATGGCGCAGGCGTTGCCGCATCAAGCGTGGTCGGCAATGCGCTGATCAATGCTGCGGCGAATAGCTCCGGTGTGGCAAGCGACAATGTGATTGCAAGAACATTGTTTAATGGTGTCGCAAGTAGCGCTGGCGTATCTACCGCCGCAACCACTAGCACCAGTATTGCCAATGCCATAGCCGCCGCATCAGGTGCAGCCGCTGTTTCCGGTGTTGGCAACAGCACAGCCGGTACAGCCATTGCATCAGCCAGTGGATCAGCAACCGCCGCCGCAAGCGGTACGGCTGCAAAGCCTGGCGTTGGTGCAAGTGCGAGTGTATCAACCGCCGATGCCGGTAGTAGTGCAGTAAGTAACAGCGTAGGCGCTGCCAATGGTGTGGCTACCGATGCCGTGATAGCCCGTGTTGATGTTAAAGCGGTCGCAGAAAGTAGCGGCACAGTCAATGCAGCCGCTATCAGCACGGCATTATTGCCAGCGCAGGCCAGTGCCGCCGGAATTGGTAGCGCACTGTCTGTATCTAACGCTTTGAAAGATATGGTCGGCAGCGCATCCGGAACAAGCACTGTTAGTGGCGTTACCAGCAGTGGTGTGACTGGAATCGCGGCAGCAAGCGGCGTAGCGGCGGTTAGCGCCACAGGCAAAGCATTGTTCGATGGCGTGTCTACCAGCGCCGGTAGTGCGGCAGATAGCGTGGCAAGTGCCAGCATCAGTGCCGCCACCGCTCAAGCATCCGGTTCTTCAAGTGCAGACAGCGTTCCGAATGGCTCTTATGCCGCTATTGCGAATGCCACTGGTACAGCGGCAGCGGTAGCAACCGGCGTTGCGGTCAAACAAACCACCGGCGATAGTAGTGCTACAAGTACCGCAAACGGTTCAGGCCGCGCCATATTTAATGCGGTCGCAGCCAGCCAATCTTCATCAGCCGCAAGCGCCAGTGCCATCAGCACCAGCGCTGCGATTGCAGCCAGTGCCGCGATTGCGGCGGCAGACGTTTACGCAAAATCCGTTGCAAATTCTATATTTGCATCACAAGGATCATCTGGTGTCATTGGTGGTGGATTTAGCGCTGCCGCGCCAGTAGAAATGCTGCTTGGCAAGATATTGTTAAAAACCGCTGTTGATCATGTTGAGTTTAACGCACTGCCAGCCATACAAGGACAACCGAGCATCAACGCCGCATTAAGGTCGCGCTCACCAACGACAAGGAAATTTACATCATGAGTGAAGTCGCCGTTTTATACAAAGGCAATGATATGGTGCTGGAACTATCAGACCTCACCAATGAAACGACCGGTGCAAATGTGAATGACGCAAGCGTTACCGTAACTCTGGTTGACAGTGCAGGCATTGCGGTGGCAGGCGATACCTTTCCAAAGACCATGACCTATGTAACCGGCAGTGATGGCTTGTACCGTACCACTTTGCTGGACACCATGACCTTGACCGAGAATGCAAAGTATAAGGCCAAGATCAGTGCCAATGCCGGTGATGGCAAGCAGGGGTATTGGGAAAAAGACCTGATATGCAAGATTCGCAAATAGGGCTTGATGACAAATACAGGCAAGCGATTCATGCACTACCGCTGGACAAGTTAAACAACGCTTACAAGTGGATTGAAGGCAAGTATGGCATTGCTGGCAGACGTTGGCTATGCGCCAATGACCGCTTTTACCTGCTTTGCAAGGTATTACACCGCAAGGACGCATTCAAGCCGTGGTTACTGGCACGTTGCCGCGAGGTGGAAGCGAACCCAGATGGTTACTTGGACTTATGGGCGCGTGAGCATTACAAGTCAACCATTATCACGTTTGCAGGGATTATTCAGGAAATCATACTGAATAAAGAAATCACGATAGGCTTATTCAGTCATACACGGCGCATTTCGATTAAGTTCCTGCGTCAAGTCAAGATTGAACTGGAAGGCAATCAGGATTTAAAAAGCCTGTTTTCTGACATATTCTGGCAGAACCCTAAAGGCGAAGCGCCTAGATGGTCAGATGATACCGGCTTAGTGGTGAAGCGCGACACCAACCCGAAGGAAGCTACACTGGAAGCATGGGGCTTGGTCGATGGTCAGCCTACATCAGCGCACTTTATGCTACGTGTTTATGATGACGTGGTGACACGCGAATCAGTAACGACACCGGAACAGGTATTCAAGACTACCGAAGCATGGGAATTGTCGGATAACCTGGGGGCAGCGCAAGCAGATGGAAGCCCAGGCCGTTCATGGCATATCGGAACGCGCTACAGTTTTGGTGATACTTACCAAAGCATACTAGACCGGCAGGCATTGATACCAAGGATTTATCCGGCAACCAAGGACGGTACGCCGGACGGTGAACCGGTATTCCTGACACCGAAAGCGTGGGCAGAGAAAAAACTGAAACAGGGTATTGCTACCATTTCAACGCAAATGCTGCAGAACCCGTTAGCCGGTGATCAAGCAATGTTCAGGAAAGATTACCTGTACTTTGCAGAAGTAAGACCGAAAACGCTGAATATCTACATCATGGTTGATCCGGCTTCAAGCAAGAAGAAAACCAGTGATAGCACTGCGATTGCGGTGATTGGTGTTGACGCACAGGGTAACAAGTACCTGTTAGACGGCTATCACCACAAAATGAGTTTAGCGGAAAGATGGGTAGCTATTCGTACCTTACGCCGCACATGGATGGCACAAAAAGGTATTCAGGGCGTATTTGTAGGTTATGAGCGCTATGGTATGCGCAGTGACCTAGAACACTTTGAAAGTCAGATGGAACGTGACCAAGACGCTTTCACCATTAAAGAATTAGCCTGGACGAGTGACGGCAACAATTCCAAGTTTGACCGCATACAGCGCTTAGAACCAGACTTTAGGAATGGTCGCTTCTTCCTGATTGCACAGACGAAAGAACTGACAGCAACGCAAGCCAAGTTCAAAAAGGATGGCAATAGTCACCTGATACTGCAACCAATTAGACGTTGCGACCATACCGGCAAGGTATATAACCTGACTTTGAATTTTGTTACACAATTCTTAGCTTATCCGTTTGTGCTGCATGATGACCTTATTGATTGCGTAAGCAGGATTTACGATATGGAAGCCAGAGCGCCAATATTGATTGATGACAAGTTACTTGAGCCGGAAACTTATGCAGATGGTATGTAAGTTCAACATTTATTAATGTTCACGAAACGTGAACATACAGTTTTGCAAGCGATAGCAGGAAAATGGCGCGATAGTTCAGAGCATAGAATACTGATACCAGTTATCAGAGGTCAGGGGTACAAAGTCGAAATCCCTTCACGCCACTATTTATAGATACAACACCTGCTAAAAGACTTATGCAATTTAGCCCACCTAAGACGTGGGCTTTTTTTATGCCCGAAGGAAACGCAATGCACATTCAAGAAGTACCAGCAAATTCACCAGTGTTGCCTTGGGTAACGCATGGCAATCGCATTATGCAGGCTGATCCAATTCGTAAAACCGTATGTGAGCGTGATGCAGCCAAGTTTTGCCCTCAAGGTATGGAATATGGAATGCGTGAATCTGACGCTTGGATTGAATGGTATGCGCCACTGAATGAGCCGAAGGAGTAAATCATGCCACAAGCACCAGTACACCGCACCCGTTTATGGAGTGCCGAAGTGAAGCAGGCTGACCCGACACCGGAAGTCAAGATTGACTATGTATTTGGCAATGGTCGAGTGTTCTATGAGCCTGGCACTCGCCGTCAACCTTCACAACAGCCGATCAATGCCCCAATTAACGAATGATGACTACGAGGCTTTGCCGGAGTGCATTCGCCAGTATTACAGCAGACAAGAATATTTATGGTTAAGCGACCAGCAGAAGCAAGACCTGCTACGTGCTGAAACCGAGCCGGACGAGGATTAGTACATGAGCAACATCATTTTAAGCACCGATATGACCGCAGCAGACAAGGCGCTGCAGATTAAGCGTGAAAACGAGGTGGCTAAGAACGTTGCCGAATATCTGCAAAGTATCTACCCAGATCATCAATGGGCGTGCAACTGCGACCTGCATGGCGGCGTGGTGCATATCTATAACCTGAATCTATCCGGCACATGGGGCTTTCTGATGAAGGTGAAGGACGTAACCGAAGATGGCTGGAAAAAGAAAATCATGCAAGCCGGTGGCGAATTGCTGGAACGCTTCCGCATGAGCCGTGGACGCTTTAACCAGACACAGTACGAAGCATTAAACCTAGACAAATTTGGCAATCATATCGCGGATAAATAAAAATGGCTGAACAAGAGATTAAACAGGATATATGGCTGAAACGCGCGAGGGATGCCTTTGACGGTTCAACCAGTTACTTTGACAGCAATATCCGCAGTCAAGTCGAGGCTAACCTGCGCCAAGTGCAAGGTAAGCATCCTGCTAACTCAAAATACCATTCTGATTCGTATAAAGGCCGCAGTAAGCTATTTCGTCCTAAAACACGGACGATGGTGCGCAAAAATGAAGCTATTGCCGCTGCCGCATTCTTTTCCAATGAGGACGTGGTGTCTATCACCGCAGAGAATGACGCAGACCCGAAACACTTAGCCAGTTCAGAGATTATTGCGGAACTGGTGCAGTATCGTTTGACCAAGACTATTCCGTGGTTTCAGATTGTGATTGGTGCATATCAGGACGCGATGACTTCCGGCGTGGTGATTTCCCATCAATACTGGAAATATGACGCAAAGCGCGGTATCGACCAGCCATGTGTTGAACTAATCCCGATTGAGAACTTCCGATTTGACCCTGCAGCCGATTGGACAGACCCCATCAATACCAGCCCGTATCTGGTGTGGATGATTCCAATGTACTACAAAGACGTAAAAGCACGCATGACGACACTGGATGAAAAGACCGGTGCGCCTAAATGGAAGCCATTGACTGATAGCGAGATCATGGCAGGCAGCAAGCAGAGTAATGACAGCATCAGACAGACGCGCCAGGGTAGTAACCGCACTGATCCGACTGACAACAACACCGATGTAAGCGAATACAAGATTGTATGGGTGCATTGCAATGTGATCGAGGACGATGGCATTGACTATATCTACTACACATTAGGCACAGAACACGTATTAAGTAAGCCAGTACCATTATCCGAGCAGTATTGGCACGGCAAGCGCCCGTTTGCATTGGGTAGCGCCCTGATTGAATCGCATAAGGTCTATACCAGTGCGCCGGTGGAATTGGTGCATGATTTACAGGTTGAAATCAACGAGATTGCCAACCAGCGTATTGATAACGTCAAGTTTGCGATGAATAAACGTTACTTTGCCAAGCGTAATGCGCAGGTCGATATTCGCAGCCTGACCAGAAACGTACCGTCATCCGTCACTTTGATGAACGATATTGATGACGTGAAGGTTTTAGACACGCCGGACGTGACAAGTTCTAGCTATCAGGAACAGGATAGATTAAACCTAGACTTTGATGACTTAGCCGGTGCATTCAATGGTTCAAGCGTGCAGTCTAACCGCAAACTGAATGAAACCGTAGGCGGTATGAACCTGTTAAGCGAGAGCGCCAACGAGATCAGTGAGTATCAACTGCGTACCTTCGTGGAAACATGGGCAGAAAAGGTCATTACACAGTTAGTGATGCTGGAACAACAGTATGAAACTGATGAAACCATCCTGATTTTTGCCGGAACGAAGGCGAAACTGTACGAAAAATACGGTATTGCCGACATTACCGATGAAATGCTCATGCGCAATATGCTGGTGCGCGTCAATGTGGGTGTCGGTTCTACTAATCCGCAGGCACAGTTCGAGCGCTTTACGATGGGGATGCGCACCCTGGCTGAAATTGTGGTGTCTGGTGTCGGTAATCGCGTCAATATCGAGGAAATTACCAAAGAAATCTTCGGTAAATTGGGTTACAAGGACGGTCAACGCTTCTTTACTGCGAATGATGGCGATCCTCGCGTGGCTGAAATGGAACAAAAACTGCAGGAATTACAGGCTGCACTTGATGCGAAACTTGATCCGGCAGTGCGTGATGCAACCGTAGCGAAACTACTGGCAGAAGCCGACTATATCAAGTCACAGAAAGTCAGCAAGAACGTGGAAACACAGTTCAGCGCTATGCAAACAGGTCAGATTGTAGCGGCAACACCAGCCGTTGCACCGGTAGCTGATGAAGTGTTGAAAGGCGCAGGCTGGACACCGATTGCCGGTGACGGCGTGCAAGCCACAGACGTACCGGCTAATGCAATGGGTACGCCAATGCCTGATATTAACCAGAACACGTCACCATTACAGCCAGCCGTGCCCACTAGCCCGATGACCGGCATTGAAACAGCAGAAGCCGATGGGGTGCAGGCGTTAGCTGATGGTGGCATTGTTGAGCCTGGCAATATCGACCTCAATAACCGCCCGATTGTGAAGAATGCAGATGGTTCTATCAGCACAGTACGCAGCATGAGTTTCAATGATGGTCAGTATGAAGTGCTGATTCCAACCGTAGCTAGCGATGGTAGCGGCATTCTCGATAACGATGCGGCAATTCAGCAATACGTTAAGACCGGTCAGCACTTAGGCAAATTTGACAATCCAATGAATGCCGATACTTTTGCGCAGCAATTACACCTGCAGCAAGAACAGCAATACGCTAATCCATTACAGGCCAAAGCGGATGGTGGTGCGGTGCAAGGCGTAAGCCCAACCACTACCGCTGATAATGTACCGGTTATGGCAACCGCAGGCGAAGGCGTGCTGAACGTAGAGGCAATGGCCTTACTTGGTGAAGATACGCTGAATAAACTGAATGAACTAGGCTTACTGCTTAGACAGATGCAAGGCGGTGAAGAAGCGCCAGAAGCAGAAGGTGTACAGCAATTTGCAGATGGCGGCATTGTGCAAGGCCTTAAAGATGGCCTGCATGAACTGATGACCGGTGCAAAAGCGCGTGCGGCAGAACAAGAGCGCCAACAACGTGAAGCCGCACAGCCAAAACAACCTAAAAAGACCTTTCAGCAGAAAGTACAGGAAGCGGTATCAACACCGGCAACCAATGCTTTACACGAAGCCTTGCAACCACCACCTGATACTTCAATGGAAACCAAACGCAGATGAATAACCAACAGGAACTAAACGAGATTCAAAAGAAAATCGCTTTGGGCTTTGATGTTGAAGCCTTCTTTAATTCTGACTTGGGTAAATACCTGTTAGGGCGTGCCGCAGATGATGCCATTCAAGCCATTGGTGAACTGAAAGGCATAGACCCGACACAGACCGAGCGCATTAGAACCTTGCAAAGCATTATCGCCCGTTCAGAAAACTTTGAATTATGGCTGCAGGAAGCCTTGATTGTAGGCCAATCCAGTGAAGAACAACTAGACCAAATGAGCAGAAACGAATAAACGCAGCATTCAGCTACGTTGCAACCAAGCCACCTTAACCGGTGGCTTTTTTTATGGAGTAAAGCAATGGCTAAAAATAACGCTACCCAATCGGGCGTGTTGGAAAACGAAACAGAAACAGGGGTGCAGGCTTCACACAATCCCCGTTATGACTTCATGGAACAACTCGCAAATAACAATCATGAAGTGATCCAAGCCGAGTTAGCCGAACAAGGACTAGCCGAACCAAAAGCAGAACCAAAACCAGCCGCAGAGCCAGAGCCTGCCGCAACGAATACCAGCGCACCACACGTACTGACCGAGGATGAACTCGCCAGTTATCAGGTGCGCACCAAGATTGATGGTCAAGAGCAAATTCTGTCAGCGGCAGAAGCGCTCAAGATTTATCAAAAGGACGCAGCCGCCTCAAAACGGCTGGATGAAGTCGCCCGAAGAAGCGCAGAACTCGAACGGCAAGAAGCTGAATTACGCCAACGAGAAGAAGCATTAAGTGCAATTCCTAACAACCAAACTGCTAATCCATCCTCACTGGACGATCAAGCGAATGAGTTAGTTAGTGCCTTGTACGAAGGCGATGAAGAAAAAACCAGAGAGGCAGTGAAAAAGTTATTGGGGGAACGTCAACAGGCTATTCCGCAACCACAACTTGACATTGACCAAGTAGCCGAGCGTGCGCGTCAGAAGATGCAGGATGACGTGGCAATGCAGGCTTTTATCAACGATTACCAGGACGTTGTGACTGACCCGTTCTTGGTTCACATGGCAGATACCTATCGCGCACAAGCGTTGCGTGACGGTAAGACGCTGGATGAAGCCTTGACCTATGCAGGCGATACCACACGCGAATGGCTTAAAGCCAAAGGCGTAACGGTAACAAGCAATGACAGGGAAGCCCGTAAAGCCGCCCTTGATCATGTGCCAGCCGCTAGTCAGAAAACAAGTGTGCCTGAAACAGCTACCGATGGCGAAGCCAATGCTTCCGATGTAATTCGGAATATGCGCGAAGCCCGTGGCTTACCCGTTTAAACAATATCAATAAGGAGTATTAATCATGGCAGGTCAACAAGTATGGGGTACGAATACCCTTGGTGGGTATATGTACTCACTCAATTTATCAAAGGTTTTGCGCAATGCCGTACAACCAATGGTGAAATTCCGTCAATTTTGCGATGCAAAAGACGCAACACAACAAGGTAAAGGCAAGGGCGACAAGTTCCATTGGAACGTTTACAGCGATGTAGCTACTCAAGGTGGCGCATTGACTGAAACTGAAACTATGCCTGAAACCAACTTCACGATCACTCAAGGTACTTTGACTATTACAGAATACGGTAATAGCGTGCCTTATAGCGGCAAATTGGATGACTTGTCAGAGCATCCAGTGAAAGAAGTGATCAACAAAGTGCTGAAAAACGATGCTAAAAAAGCATTCGATACTGCTGCACACGCGCAGTTTGACTTGACCCCATTGGTGGTAACACCAACATCAGGCAACTCAACAACTGCCGTGACTTTGGCAACTAACGGCACAGCGCCAGGCGTCAACAACGTAGCGATGGGTAAAAACCACATCAAAGCGATCGTGGACGTAATGAAGGAACGCAACATTCCACCTTACCAAAACGATGATTACTTTGCACTTGGTCATCCATCAACCTTCCGCACTGTTAAAAATGATTTGGAAGCCGTACATCAATACGTTGAAACCGGCTTCACCATGATCATGAACGGTGAGATTGGTCGCTATGAAGGCGTGCGCTTCGTTGAGCAAACCAATATTGCCAAGGAAACTTGGTCAAATGGCTTGTCAAATTGGGCGTACTTCTTCGGTGAAGATACCGTTGCAGAAGGTATTGCTGTACCGGAAGAAATCCGCGGCAAAATCCCTTCTGATTATGGTCGCTCAAAAGGCGTGGCATGGTACTACCTTGGTGGCTTCGGTCTGGTGCATACCGAAGCAGCACAAGCCCGTATCGTGAAATGGGGTTCAATCTCTTAGTAATTAACCGCCTTCGGGCGGTTTTTTCATTCTTGGCTTATCGTGCCTACTCGCGCTGCCAAATAACTTTCTGCATGAGAGGCGTGCAGGATAAAGGAAACTGAAATGACAGTAAAAAACAAAGCCTACGACCATGCGGCCTACCAAGTACCGGTTGTTTATTCATCTGGTATTGCAGCAGGCGCAAATGGCGTTTCTGAAAAGTTTGCGGCTTTCACAGCGCAGAAAATTAAATCTGTAACCGTTGTGCCTAATGTAGCTGGCACTTCCGCTACTCAACCGTTGCTTTACACTAAGAGCGGTACAGCAACCGCAACGGCAACCTTGTCTGCAATTACTTCTGCAGCCATTACACCTAAAAACAATGCGCTGGATATTACCCTGGCGCAAGGTGATCAGTTCTGGGTGGCACATGGCACTGACGCAACACAGGCAACATCAGTGGCAGTAGAAACTTACGTGGTAGCCGGTGCAGACTTGACAGCTTAACGCTGACATAGTTAAAAGATAAGGGGCAATTACGCCCCTTATTTTAAGGATTCGTATGTCGCATAACTCTAATTCTTTAATTGACCCTAACACCATAGCGCAAATGTGCGCAGTGGCAGCACAGACACCGGAAGGTATCTTTGTGGAGTTTGGTGTATATCGTGGCGGTTCTGCGCTAAAACTGGCAGAAGTTGCAAGCGCACAGCATAGAGAATTACATTTATTCGATACGTTTACCGGTATTCCGTACCGGCAGGATGGGGATAGTCACTTAGTCGGTGACTTTGCCGATACTAATGAACAGGCCGTGCGCGATCTGATTCCAAGCGCCGTGTTTCATGTGGGGATTTTTCCAGACACCATGCCGGAAAGTTTACCGAACATAGCATTTTTACACATAGACGCAGACCAGTATCAAAGCTATGCCAGCGCCATACGCCTATTCAGCCCGTTAATGGTCGCAGGCGGCGTGATGTGGTTCGATGATTATAATTGCCTACCTGCCGCGAATAGGGCAGTAGATGAAGCCTTTGGTGACAGGGTGGTCACTGACCAGTACGCTAAAGCAATGGTGAGGTTCTAATCATGGTCTGGGATATAAATTCACCGCAGGGCAATGAAGCTGCAAAAGTGAAATGGGATATTGTGGAATACACCGCAGGACGTGGCCTCGATTTAGGTTGCGGTCTATTCAAAACCTTTCCGCATTTTATCGGTGTCGATAACGGGCATCATTGGGGCAAGCAGGGTGTCGATGTAATGGTAGATACTTGCGAGGATTTGAGCATTTTTGCTGATAACAGCATGGACTTCATTTTTAGTTCGCATTTGCTTGAACATATTTCTGATTACGAGGCGGCACTGAAAGAATGGTGGCGCGTGATTAAACATGGCGGCTATTTAATCCTGTACCTGCCGCATAAAGAGTATTACCCGAATATTGGACAGCCTGGCGCTAACCCAGATCATAAAAACGACTTTATGCCGGTAGATATTAAAAAGGCTATGCTAAAACTTACTGGTAACTGGTCTTTGTTAGTTAATGAAGAACGCAATGCCGGTAATGAATATAGCTTTTTTCAGGTTTATAAAAAAGGTGGTCAAGGTAAAGGTGACTTTAGTAAAGTCATTGAATTATCTAAACAGGCTAGATTAAAAGCCGCAGTCGTCCGCTATGGCGCTTTCGGTGATGCAATTCAGGCATCCAGTGTGATTGCCGGACTAAAACGACTAGGCTATCACGTCACATTCTATACCGCAGCACAGGGTTATGAAGTGACCAAGCATGATCCGCATATAGATAAGTTCGTGGTGCAAGGCAATGACCAAGTGCCAAACCATGAATTAGGCCAGTTTTGGGCGCACCTTGCCAAAAAGTATGACAAGTTTGTGAACCTTTCTGAATCGGTAGAGCGTAGTTTATTGGCCTTGCCAAATACGACACAATTCAACTGGTCGCAGGAAATGCGCCACAAGTATTTAGACTGCAACTATTTACAGTTCCAACACGATATAGCCGATTTGAATCACGCAACGCATGACCAATTATTTTATGCGACTGATGACGAAATAGCATGGGCTAAGAAACAGTATGAAGTCTTAGGCGGTTATGTTGTTTTATGGTCATTATCCGGGTCAGCTATTCACAAAGTTTATCCGTGGATGGATGAAGTGATTGCCAAACTATTGTTGCAATATCCTGATTTAAAAGTGGTGCTGGTCGGCGGCAAGGATGAAATCATGCTACAGCAAGGATGGGAAGGCGAAACTAGAGTGGTGAAGCGTGCCGGTGCGTGGACAATGCGCGAATCAATGGCATTCGCACAGGTCGCGGATATGGTAATCGGATCGGAAACTGGCCTACTCAATGCCGTAGCGTTTGAACCAAACGGCAAGATTGTATTGTTATCACACAGTTCAGCACATAACCTGACCCGTGATTGGGAAAATACGATTGCGCTAGAACCTGAACATACACCATGTTACCCATGCCACCAGATGCACTACTCATTCGACACCTGTACGCAATATGGTACGTCCGGCGTGGCCTTGTGCCAGGCTAATATCAGCGTTGATCAGGTGATGAACGCTTTTTATAACCTAGAAGGAATACTCGCATGAAAAACGATAAAGACACATTGACACAATCTAATGCAGGCATGACCGGCGGCACTAATGGTGCATTAGGCGGTGCAAGTATGACTGACCTGCAAAAAGGCTTTATTCCAGAACAGCCAGCCGTGGAAAAACGCGAATGGGATATGCCGATGATGACAGAAAAACCAAAAGAAGGCGGCTTTGTTGGTCGCCCAGAAGGTTGGGAACGCTAATTTATTTTGATGTATATACATTTAAGGAGTGATGCAATGAAAAATTTTCCAAGAAACGATGGTTCTGGCGTAGTACGTGGCGATGACAAGGCCATGCCTGATCGCGGCGTGAATACTGGCGTTACCGATACTTACGGCAGCAACCTACAGCAAGGATATGACAATGGCGGCAGTATCAAATCCAGCACACAGAGCGATGCGGCACATGAATCAGACAGCGATTCACGTCCTGATGCTGATGACTAATGTTGACTTATCAATCTCACGGAGTAATGAACATCATGGCACGTAAACAACCAGCAGACAAAGCAGAAAAACCGGTAGTCAGTAGCGGCACACTAGACCGTAGCAAAACCTTTTATGAAGTCATTGGCGGCGGTGCGGTTAAATTCCAGCAAGGCGATGACCTGTTTGACATTAACGGCAATCAGGTTGACCTTGACGGCAATCCGGTAGCAGGCGCAGTGGTTGAAAAAGAACCAGAACCGGAAGTTGTTGCAGATGCACAAGTAGCGCCGGAAAAAACCAATGCGGAAACTGCAGCAGGCATGACCGAAGATGAATTGGCAGCATTATCAGGCGGTAAATAATCATGACCTTGCGCGAAATCATTGAACTGGTACGCAATGAACTGGATGATGCAACTGGTAAAAATCTATGGTCAGATGAAGAACTCATTGAATATGCCGTAGATGCCGAGAACGAAGCCAGTATTCGCGCACGCTTATTGATTGATTCCACCACATCGGCAGTGACCCAGATTGCGGTGACTGCCGGTAATCCGTTGCTGACGCTGGATAGCCGTGTCGTATTCATTCGCCGTGCCAAGTTAGCACTAGACGATATGAAGTTAGGCCGTGCGCAGATGCGTGACTTGGATAATGCCGTGGTCGGATGGGAAACAGAAACCGGTACGCCGCAATTGTTTGTGACCGACTATGAAACCGGCAAAATCCGTTTATATCCTAAACCATTAGTCAATGACACGCTGAATCTGACAGTCATCCGTATGCCATTGACCGATATGAATGCAATGGACGATACACCGGAAATCCATGCACGCTTTCACCGCAATTTACGCTACTGGATCATGCACCGTGCTTACATGAAGCAAGACACAGAAACCATGAATGAAGATAAGGCAATGAAGAATCTGGCCTTATTTGAATCAGTCTTTGGCAAACGCAGTTCTGCCGTGGATGAAGAATGGATTGCACGCGAACAGATGGGCGATGACTTTAATGGGGTGTATTAATGGCTGACTTCAAAGCATTTGCAGGCTTACGCAATGATGTAAGCGCAGAACGCTTTGCGCCTGCAGATTTAGAAGTCGCAACCAATGTCAATCTGGACAATAGCGGCAAGCTATTGAGCCGTGACGGTTATGTGAAGAAAATTACCGCTGCCGTGCATTCATTATGGGCGCATGGCGATATTTGCCTGTATGTGCAAGGCGCAAACCTGAAACGTTTGAACAGCGATTTAGTCGGTAGCGTGACGGTACGCAGCGATTTAAGCAGTGGCCTTGTCATGAGTTATGACGAGGTGGACAGTAAGATTTATTACAGCAACGGCACGCAGACCGGCATTTATACCAGTAACGGCAATCGCACATGGGGCATTGTGCCGCCAGTATTTCAACCATTGGCAACCGCTGCTTATGGCGATATGTTTGCCGGTACTTATCAGTATGCTTTAACGTATTTGCGCGAGGACGGGCAGGAATCAGGTACGGGAATCGCAGACAAAATCGAGATTACAACAGGCGCAATCACATTTAGTGATATACCGGTATCGCCTGATCCGACAGTGACCCACAAGGTTATTTACCTGACAGAAGCGAATGGCGAGGTGTTATATCGTGCATTGGTATTGGCGAACGAAACAACGAGCGCTAATTACAATGGCGGCATAGTGCGCACCCCGTTAGATACCCAATTCTGCCAGCACGCGCCATCCGGACAGTTAGTCCGTTATTTTCAAGGCCGAATGTATGTTGCACAGAACCAGTGGCTATTTTACTCAAAAGGCTTTGGTTACGAACTGTTTGATTTACGCGATTACTTTGGCTTTACCAGTGCCATTACCATGATTGCACCGGTACAGGACGGCTTGTTTGTCGGTACAGAAACCGAAACTTACTTTTTAGCCGGTACGCAGCCGGATCAGATGCAGTTAATCACCAAAGCCAATGTCGGTGTCGTCAAAGGTACATTGACTTATGTTTCCAGTAATCAGGTCAAGGGCTTGGACAATGTAGCAAAACAAAGCGTGCCAGTATGGACTTCACACGCCGGTATTGTGGTTGGCATCAGCGGCGGCACAATCATTGATTTAACCCTAGACCGTTACACCATAGGCAAGGCCAACGAAGGCGCGGCATTATTCCGCACCGTCAATGGTATTGACCAGTACATTACCGTTTTACGCAGTTAGCACGACCAGTTCTAGCAACCGCCGTTTGGCGGTTTTTTTTCGTCTATTGACCGCCGCTTGGCGGTTTTTTCATTTTAAGGAAACGATCATGACAGTACGTTTATCCAACGCGCTACGCAATTATGTCAACGAGCAAGGTTCACTCAAACACGCTTTGCAAGGTGGTAAATTGCTGGTTTATTCAGGCGCACAGCCTGCAACCCCAGAAACCGCACCATCAGGTACATTGCTTTGCACTTATACGGCAGCAAGCGCGTCACATACCGCAGAAGTGTTGGCAGTCGGCACAGTCACACTTTCAACCGGTGCATCTGGTTCAGTCGATACGATTACCGTGGACGGCGTGGATATTCTGCCCTCTGCCGTGTCATTCAATACGTCACTAGCACAAACCGCTTTGGATTGCATTACTGCAATCAACAAGGCATCAACCAGCCCAAAATACAAAGCCTCTACCGGTGGTTCAGGTGTGATCAACATTACCGCAGCGCGTGGCGCAGGTGCAGAAGCTAACGGCTTAGTGGTATCAGGCACATTCACAACGATTACCGGTTCATACGGCAACATGGCAAGTGGCGTGACCGCAGTCAATGGCCTCAAGTTTGGTGCATCTTCCAGTGGTGTATTGAGTAAAGATGATGCACAAACGTGGTCAGGCGTGGCAGCAGCCAGTGGTACGGCAGGTTGGGCACGTTTTGTCGGTGCGGTAGCGGATTCCGGTGCGGCAGATTCTACCGATAGCCAGGTGCGTATTGATATGTCAATCAGCACTAGCGGTTCAGATTTAAACCTGACTTCTACCGCGATTGCCGCGACAGCAACACAAACCATTTCCGGCTTCGCAATTACGTTGCCAGCCAGTTAATAAAGCAGTTCATGCAGTAGGTGGGCGCTTCGTGCGCTCACTGTTTCAACTTTCATGGAGTGATTTATGTCAAACGGTGCGGCAGCAATTTTATTACCAAAGTTATTATTAGGGATTTCAGCCCCTAATACCCCGATTGCAGGGGATGGTACAGCCAGTGTATCGCTACCGGCATTATCACTTGAAGCTACCGATTATTACGCCTCATTACCGGCTATTACCATAGCGGCAAGCGGTGTTGGCGGTACGAATACTGACGGCACGCACATTGAAAAAGATTTACCGGCCTATACCTTATTGGCTACCGGTGTCACCGAAGTATCAGGCAGCGCCAGTATTAGCCTACCCGTTATCAGTATTAGCGCCTATTCTGATTCGTTTGCGGCGTTCTCGCTACCAAAATTAAGCATTAGCGGTTCAGGACTGAATGGCACAAACGGCACATTCAACCGCCAGATTCCTGCCTTATTATTATCCGCATTTTCCAGTACAGAAAACTTAGGTAGCGCCAGCATATCTACCGGCGCACTGGTAATTGTTGCCGAAGGTAACGGCGGTACAGTTGGCACACTCGCACGCACGTTAGCAAAATATGGCATAACAGCCGATGGTGAAAACGGCGCAGACGGTGAAAGCGCATTCAGTTTACCAAGTTTCACACTCGCCACCGAAGGCGCAGCCAACAGTTTAGGCACGACAACTATCAGCCTGCCAGCCTTGCAATTACTCGCCAATGGGTACGCCAGTAACGACAACGATACTTATAATATCTACACGCTCAATACCAATACCGCAGGCTTGACCAGTTATTCCAACTTCAATTTCAATTCGATGACCATGTTTAACGGCACAGCACTTGCAGCAGGTGATGGCGGTATTTATGCGCTATCCGGCACGCTGGATGACACTGAGGATATTACAACTAACGTTAGCCTGGGCATCTTTGATTTTGATAGCGCACAGTTAAAACGGGTACATGAACTGTATTTTAACTACCGCAGTAATGGCAATTTGACCGTGACCGTGACTTTGGATGATGACGAACAGTTTCTATATGAACTGGACGCAACCGGCAAGGACGGCATCTATAACAACCGCCTGAAACTAGGGCGTGGGCTTAAAGCGCGTCATTGGCAGATCAGTCTTGAAGGTGTCGGCGCAGACTTTGAACTGAACAGCATTTCGACTGAACCTATCCCGTTGAGCCGCAAACTATGAAAGAACTAGGCGTAGTCAGACGCAGGCTGTCCGGTAAGGAAGCCGACCCTTATATTGGGATAGGCCGCAAGATTCTGGGTGAAATGAAAAACATCATGCAGATGGGCGGCATCAAGCAATTAAGTTGGACGAAAGACCTGCAGAATGGTGTGCGCATTGTGGTGTCATCAATTTTTGGTCAGGATGAAATCAGAATCAGCCTGAAAACCGGTATGGCTGTGTTGGCGCAAGAGGTTACGCCTATGTATAGCTATACCAATGAAGCAACCTTATGGGTGAAAACTTTAAATCCACCATGGCCTTTAACCACCACTTCATACACGTTCACCGAGTACGATACCAATATTGTTGCAACCGGCAGGGCATTTACCGTTGCTGCAGAAAATGGAATAACCGCAGAAGCGTTTTACGAAGGTTATTTATTCTATGCAATATTTAACCCTACCGACCCATTGACCACCGGCTTGCAGATTAGACGAAGAAATATTGATACCGGTGAAGATAGTGCCGTGTATTTGTATTCCGTCAATGTCAGCATTAATGCGGCAGTGACCATTACCAGCCGAGGGCTTTTGTATGTGATGGGCTTTAATACGCCAAGAGCCGTCATGATTTCAAAAGACGGTGCAGTCGTGTTTGATGTGGCAGTGAATCGAGCGCTAGGCATACAAAATATGTCCGGCGTGAATAACGGCACAACCGCCTATTTCTTTCATAACAATAGTTCTAGTGCTGCAGGCGTGGTGGAAGTGGATATTGCCAATGGAACGGCAGTTAATTATTCCCCCAACAGCGAAATTGCACCGCCATCTAATGACAAGTATTACCTGGGCGCAACCGGCGTAGCCAATGATAGTAAAGACTTTTATGCTTACATTAGATTCAGCCTTGAAGTTGACCCGACATATTCAGCAGAGGTGGTGAAATCACCGTATAAAAATGAAGCATTGAACAGCAAGTACAACCTTGATCATATTGATAATTCCTTCGGCACGCCATTTATGGACGCAACCTATATTCATGCCTCTATTGCCATGAATGGCAAGGCGCTATTTGCCAATGAATTTAACTATGTGGTGATGGACACTAAGACAGATACGGCGCTTGCGAATGGTGGCGTTCAGTCATTGACCGGATATTCAGAAACGAAACCATTTTCAAACGGCGATGTACTGAAAGGATATGGCTTTATTTTGCCAATATTCGGCAAGGTAGAAACCGAGTTTGATTATAAAACGCAGCCAGTACCGGTAGTCAATGATGCGGAAATTCTGATCGCGGCAGAAAACGGCGACTTGTTCAAGTTCAATACCGACACCATACAACTAACCCGTATCAAGCAGTTCCCGATGTATAGCGACTTTTTTGTGCATTACAAGGATGACGCAGACTATTACCAGCGCAGAAATTCCATCTACGCTTTGTCATGGACTGACAACTAAATACTAAACAAACAATACAACCGCCCACCGGCGGTTTTTTTACGCCCATTGAAGGAGTAACACATGGCAATCGGATTAACAGGTGACGCGAATAGTTTAGTGCAGGCAGGATGGGCGCAAGCACAGACCTATGCCTCTACTTCCTATAGCGAGGCCACCAGTTTCTTAGGTGAAATTGAAAACGCCGGTAATCAATTACTGGATATTCCTGATATTACCGTTGATGTATTGCCGGTATCAACCTCAATCACACCGGTTACTTTACCAGATGCACCGGTTGCGCCGGACTTGAATACAGACTTTCCGGCAGCGCCGACAGAACCGACACTGACCGATGTAAGCGCATTGACCATTCCTGATGCACCGGTATTCACTGCAGACTTGCCGGATATTGATCTCAATATCACACCGCCTACCGCATTAAGCGCAATTATTCCAACCGCACCGGAACTGGATGCGATTGTCATGCCGGATGCGCCGACCATTACTTTGCCGTCTGTACCAAGTGCGTTTGCTATCAATTTGCCTGACGCACCGGTACTCACCATTGCTGATTTTAACGACACGCTGGACGACCTAGCCAGCCCACCAAGCGGCACATTTACTTTTGTTGAACCTGCCTATTCAAGCACTTTATTAGACGGCCTGAAAGCGTTTTTAACTGAATGGGTGAACGGTGCAGCGACAGGTTTAGACCCTGCCGTAGAACAAGGTATTTGGGATCGTGCGCGTGAACGTGAGGATTTAAGCGCCACCCGTGCCATTGATACTATCCGCAGCAATATGGCAGGCCGTGGCTTTGCCGTACCACAAGGCGCAATGCAGACTGCAATTCAACTCGCAATGCAAGATGCGGCGAACAAAGACAGTGGACTTTCTCGTGAGGTCATGCTTAAACAAGCAGACTTGGAACAACAAAATAGGCAATTTGCGGTGACAACAGGTGTACAGCTTGAAGGCCAATTACTGACGTATGCAAATCAAGTCGCACAACGCGCTTATGAAGTGGCATTTGCTACTTTACGCGCAGGTATTGACCTGTATCAAGCCACCGTTTCCGGCTATAACGCCAAAGCACAAGCCTTTTCTATCAAAGCCCAAGTCTGGAAGCAACGCATTGATGCCGAACTAAGCAAACTTGAGATTTATAAAGCCGAACTGGAAGGCCAAAAACTTATTGGTGATCTGAATGTGCAGCAAGTAGAAATGTACAAGGCTACTTTGCAGGGCGTACTCGCTAATATTGAGATTTATAAAGCCCAGGTCGATGCCGCCACCGCAAAATCAGGCATTAACCGCAATTACATTGAGCAGTTTGCTGCGCAAATCCAAGCCTACGGCGAACTTGTGCGCGCAAAAGCGACCGAGTACGAAGGTTTTGCCACACAAGTCAAAGCCCAAGTGAGTAAAGCCGATGTATTCAAAGTACAGGCCGATGCTTACAAATCACAAGTGGATGGTTACGCAGCCTTGACCGGTGCGCGAGTAGCCGAACATGAAGCACAGGTGAAAACACAGCAAGAAATTCCATTGAAACTGTTTGAAAGCCGTGTCAGCGCCTATGAAAAACTGGTGACAGCAGAATCTTCACGCTTGGCTTCACTGAATAAAAACTTTGAAACCGAAGGCCGTGTGTTTGCCTCGATTGCGTCTGCCGAAAGCGCACGCGCATCTGCCGAAGCAGATATTTACCGTTCTGATGTGCAGTACGTGCTAGGTGAAGCAGGTATTCAGGTACAGGCCGCACAAGCCAATGTGACCAAACTCATGAAAGCCGTGGAATTGCTGATCGAGAGCATGAAATCAGGCGCACAGGTATCAGCACAGCTTGCCGCTTCTGCCTTGTCTGCAGTCAACCTTTCTGGTTCTACCTCATACAGCGAAGGCGCTTCTATCAGCAGTTCCGAAGCAAATAACACCAGTGAAACTACTAACAATAGCACTTCATTCTCTGAACAACACGAATATCGTCATACAGCTTAATAGGACACTATCATGGCACAACTTGATTACTTGCAAGAACCTAAAAACGACCCGAATGCAAAGTCTATTGCTGACTATGTAATGCCGACACCACAGCCAATGAAGGCTTCACCGGTACGCGCTACGTTGCCGATTCCGCAGACACCAGCCAAAGCGCCGGTACAGCCTGCAGGCTTCCACCAAGTCAACTATACGCCGCCGATGAACGTGCCTAGTATGCCGGACGTGAACGTACAGCCTTTAGTTGGGCAGAAGCCAAATGTATTGCCTGACGTGTCTGCACCGGACGTGATCAACTCGCCCGTGGCAAAAACGATCGCAGCTTATGCGCCGGTTAATGTGGCGCAAAGAGCCGGTGTGAATGCCGCAAAATACGTTGCACCAGTATTGGATGCCGGTGCTAATACGATTGCCGCATCACTAGGGATGCAACGACCAAACGAATATGGCATGACAGATGCAGTGGTTGATAAGGCAAAAGAATTGTCACCGCCGCCTATTGTTGCGCCTCTTGCACAATCCATTAAGTCAGGACTGCAAGCAT